GATATGGCCAATCAGATTTGGACTTTCATCGGTCTCTTTGTTGGTTGGCTAGTTCTCACAGGATCAGCAAAGACTGTTGTTGGATACGCCATCATCATTTCAATCTTTGCATGGGTCTTTACCTTTCCCCTTCGTAATCCCCAAGATAAGGAATAAGCATGAAACTCATCAAGAACATCATCCTTCGCATCTGCGCAACATTCGTCATCGGCGCACTTGGCACAATCGGAGCAGCTTCAATCTTCGGCATCGATGTATGGAAAGCAGCCGCAGTCGCTGGCTTGCTGGCCACAATGGATGTCATCGCTGAACTTTCACGCTTCTATGTGGCAGATGGCAAATTGACTGATTCTGAAATCAATCAAGCATTTTCAAAAGCAACCAAAACCGAGGGGAAGAAGTAATGTCACAACGCAATCAAATCGCTATGGCAGCTCGCGAAGAGCTTGGCTATATCGAGACAGGGGACAATCACACAAAATACCAAAAGGCTGATCAGCCTTGGTGTGGTGCGTTCGTCAACTTCATTTTCAAAGGCGTCGGAGTCAAGATTCCTGACTGCACATCAACTTTGGCAGGAGCAACAGCCTTCCAAAAGAAGAGCGCATGGCAAGATGCTGAAGGCGCAACACCTGAAGTCGGCGACCTAGTCTTCTTTGATTTTCCTGGCGATGGCGTTGACCGCATCAGCCATGTTGGAGTTGTAGTCAAGAACAACAATGACGGCACAGTCACCACCATCGAGGGCAACACTGCCCCCGATAAGAAGGGCGACCAGCGCAACGGCGGGGAAGTATGCCAAAAAGTTCGAGCTTTTAAGAAGAAAAACCGAGGCAATCTCAAGCTCTCGTTGCCAGTCTTCATTGTCGGATTTGGGAAACCTACTTTTACTGACTAATGATTGAAACCAAGAAGTGCCTGTATTGCGCCAAAGTGAAGGAATTTCACCAATTCACGCGCAATATCCGTACCTCTGATGGTCGCAGGGATGAATGCAATGAGTGTCGCAACGCTAAGCGCAAAGTCATCCGCGCTGTGGACTATGACGCTCTCTTTGTCGCCCAACATGGCAAATGCGCAATTTGTGGAATAGATGCCGAGACTTATGGCAAACGCTTCTCCATCGATCACGACCATAGCGATAGCGACAATCCAATTCGCGGACTGCTGTGCGCTAACTGCAACACTTTGATTGGAATGGCTGATGAATCAGTGCAAATATTGACTCAAGCAATTGGATATTTGAAACACCACGAAGTTAAAACAATCTAGGGGATACATGAACAGGGAAGAAATACTGCAAGAGGCATTGCGCCTGACATCAACGGATCGTCAAAAGAACTACGGCGAGCCATTCATCAATCACAAGCGGATTGCAGACATTTGGACTGTGCTACTTGGCGTTGATGTGACGCCATCGCAAGTTGCCTTGTGCATGGTCGGCGTCAAACTTGCAAGACTTGTTGAGACTCACAATCATCTTGATAGTTTTATAGACATGGCGGCTTACGCCAGCATTGCAGGAGAAATCGCATGAGCATGGCAGTCATCATTCCAAGCCGAAGCAGACCTTCCAACATTGAAGAGCTGCTCGTTTCCTGGAAAGCAACACAGACCAAGGCAGATTTGTTCATTGTCGTTGACGATGATGATCCTGAGATTGACGGATACCGAGCATTCACAGGGTTCACCTTGCTCGTCTATCCACGCCAAGGCAAGGGAATGGCAAAGCCACTCAACCGCGCAGCTTCTGAAATCCTTGCAACAAATGACTATCAATACTTTGCATTCATAGGCGATGACCACAGACCACGCACCGAGAATTGGGATGACAAACTCTGTGACGCACTTGATGAAATAGGCACAGGCATCGCCTACGGCAACGACCTACTCCAAGGAGAAGGTCTGCCAACGGCTGTTGCCATGACCGCCGACATCGTCCAGGCACTTGGCGGGATGACACCGCCTAACATGATTCACCTATATCTCGACAACTTTTGGCTGAAACTAGGACAAGACACTGCGATTGCCTACCTGCCTGAAGTCATCATTGAGCATTTGCACCCTATTGCTGGAAAAGCGGCGTGGGATGAGGGTTATCGCGAGGTCAACGCTGACGATATTTATTCATCTGATGCCAGGGCTTTTGAACAATACATTTCAAGTGATGCTTATCGTCAGCTCCTGGATGAATTATTGGATCGAGCATGAAAATTCTTATTACAGGAGATGCTGGCTTTGTCGGACGCAACTTCAGACGCCATCTTGAACGCCATGAGATTGTTGGTGTGGACATAGTCAACGGCACAGATGCTCGCGATTTCTTTCGTACCGACAGCACACACTTTGACCAAGTCATTCATTTGGCAGCAGTCGTTGGTGGTCGCAAGATGATTGAAAGCTCACCACTTGCTTTGGCAGTTGACTTGGCAATCGATGCTGAAATGTTCGGTTGGGCGCTTCGCACCAAACCAAAGAACATCACATATTTCTCATCCTCGGCTGCATATCCAATTTTCTTGCAAGCACCAGGAATGCCACCGCTTCGTCTTGAAGAAACATTCATTGACTTGAATATGATTCAAACACCTGACTTGACTTACGGTTGGGCAAAGCTGACAGGGGAGATGCTCGCAGTTCATGCACGAGCACAAGGATTGAAAGTCCAAGTATTCCGACCATTTTCGGGATACGGATCAGACCAAGCACTTGACTATCCATTCCCATCATTTATTGCTCGCGGTTGGAAGAAGTCGCACCCATTTGAAATTTGGGGCGATGGCACTCAAGTTCGAGATTTCATTCATATCAATGACATTGTTCAAGCAGTCATCACCGCTTGGGAGACTGACATTGAGACTGTGAACCTAGCAACAGGAAGGCCAACTTCCTTCAATGAATTGGCTCGCCTCGTGGCGCAAGCAGTTGGCTATACGCCGACGATTCGTCACCTTGAGGCAGAGCCTGTTGGCGTTGCCTATCGAGTAGGCGATGCCAAACTTATGAAAACCTTCTACACACCAAAGATTTCTTTGGAAGAAGGAATTCATTTGGCTCTCGCCAACTAGAGTCACACCTCGCCTGATTCGTTGGCGTTATAGAAAAGACCCCCTAATCCATCTGTGAAGATGCAATTTAGGGGGTCTTTTCGCCTTGTGAATGAACTATTCAAGCCATTCAACGAGTAGGCGAATGATGATTGCGCTGACCGAGGTGTGTTCTTTCTTTGCCTTGGTTTGCACTTGCTTCCATAACTTGTCGGGAATACGCACCGAACGCATAGGGGTCTGCATTATGCATGCACCCTCACGCGAGGATTGTCGCGATTGAACTCTTCCCAATCGGCTTTGAGCATTGCGCTCTTATATTCATTGCAAGGAACGCAGTGAGTGCTATTTGTGATTTCGGTGTCGCAATATGAACACATCCAAATTTCTTTGTCAGCCATTATGCAGACCTCACTGTTCCGATTTCAGGCATATCCAAGACCTCACGCATACGAGCGACATACTCATCGCGAGTTTCAATAACGATAGTGTCGCTCTCACCCGATGTGTAGTAATGATTCTGACGAATGAGAAAATTGCGACAGGTATCGCAGGTGAACTTTCCACCATTTGCAACTGTCATATCTCTTTGATTACAAATCAAGCATTTGATTCCACGAGATTTAACAATCCGAGCCTCATCTGCAATATCTTCAGCAGTAATTTTGATGTTCTTAGTCATTCTGATCCCCCTTGTTATTTCCTGACCGCCTTGGCCATACCCCAACTCTAATGCCTGTATGGTCATTGTCAAGTCAATCAGGCAACCAATTTGGGGTCAGTTTTTAGCCCCCACCCCCCGAGTCCCAATTGATGTCAGAAAGGAGTCCAGCCATGACTTTGCGTTCCTCGTCATTGACGAGGTCGGCATATCGGGCTGTGACGGTAGGGGAGGCGTGGCGCATGAGGCGCTGAGTGGTGATGAGGTTGCCTCCTGACGCTGCCAAGACGCTTGTGGCGAAGAAGTGACGGCAGGAGTGGAAAGACAGGCGTGAGGCCGTTCCCGAGGATCGAGTCGCGATGCCTAAGCGACGCATTTCAGCGTTGGCAAGGCGGGAAAGGTAGTTGGCATCGACTGAATAAAGACGACCCAAGACATTCTTGGATTGGATAATTTCGACCAATTTGGCATGGCAGGGGACAAGCAGGTCTGTGTCTCCCTTGCCGAAGATGCGCAGGAAGTAGTTACCATCGTGTAGCTCAAGCCAAGAGCCTTCGATACGGCTGACCTCAATGGCGCGGAGTCCGGCGAGGCAAGCGAACATGAACCACTCACGCATCGGCTCTTTGGCTGTGGTCATCAGCATGGTTGCCTGTGCCTTGCTCAATGGCCGAGGAGTGTGGCGAGCGACTTTAACTTTGGGAAGACCATCTTCAGGATGATGATCCAAGGGAATAATTCCAAGCATTCTCAAGGTGTTGAAGATTGACTTGATGCGGGCTGTGTAAGTCTCTCGTGAAGATTGAGTCTTACCTTTCATCACCTTTGCCAATAAGTCTTGCAGAAAGACCTGTGAGGGGTGTTTAGAGCCACAAATATCACGAAGGATGGCGAAGTCGTTCATGTATATCTCTCTTGACCAACCCGCGTACTCATAACGAGCCGCCAAGAGCATTCCGACATTCTCATGCCAGGGTTGAGTGAATTCAGGCAGCCTCATATAAATCTCGGGCATTCCTGAATCCTCGGCAAACACAGCCTCACGCTCCTTCGTGTAACTGGTCGGCTCACCCCCACGAGGGGGAGAACCTGCTGTGATTCTACTCACAGATATTTGTGAGTCAATAGAGGAGCTGATGGGATTAAGGCTCAAGTCAAGGTCGAGATATTGCGAATTTTCTCGGCGAGTTGCTTGATTTAGAATGGGGACTTCATTTAGCATTTGCAATCGATTCGATAGTGGAGAGCTATCAGATTGCGAAAAATGGCCTCAAAGATTCCAGTCTTTGATCCTTGCTAGTGTTTCACACTTCGTACCATTTTGTGTCCGAATGTGTAAATCTTAGCAAGTTGGACATTACAGCTACCTGATAAATCCCACTGTACACCTTGGGGGGGTGAAGTGTATGGGAAAAACGGACTTGTCTAGACAAAGAGTGCTGGCTCTCAAGCACAAAAAACCCAAGCGAATTGGTACTTCAACAAATCCATCATTCAACTCAGCCGATTTTGCCATGCCCCCATGTGCTCAGTCGGCTGAGTCATTTTAAGGGGGCAAAAGTGGAAATCATAGTTGCAGCAATCGCAGGAATCTTGGTCACTCTTCCAATCATTCTCAAGTTCGAAGCCTGGCTCAACAAGGGCGATGACTTTGCAGAAGTTAAGGAATGGCACAACTTCACATCCGTCATGGAGAAGAAGTAAATGGGAATTGATGTCGCACCTTCAACAGTCGCAGCAATCCTTTGCGTATTCAGCGCATCCATATTTGGCTACCTCATCGGCGCTTATCGCGAATGGGATCGAGCCAACACCAACCGTCGCCAACTATTCCTCGAACTTGAGGATTCATATCGTGAGGCAGACCACCTTCGCACAATCATTTTCCAATCCGATTCTGTCCGTTCACAGAATCACAATCCTGCGCAAAAGCTGAACTCACACTAATGAGCAAAGCCAAAGCGAAAGGCACTGCTGCCGAGAGTGCGCTCGTGAAGTTCCTTGTGGGGCAAGGATTTCCATACGCGGAGCGACGCGCACTCTCGGGCAGTAATGACATGGGAGACATCACAGGAACTCCATGCCTTGCATGGGAAGTGAAGAATCACAAGTCATACGCCATTCCGTCTTGGCTCAAAGAGACAGCAATTGAAAAAGACAACGCAGGTGCTGATTTTGGCATTCTCGTTGCAAAGCCCAACGGCATCGGCTTCAGCCATGTTGGTGATTGGTGGGCAATCATGCGAGTGGCCGACATCGTCGATTTACTTCGCGCCGCCGGATATGGAGACCCCAAGTAAATGTTGACAGGTTTCCTTAATTTTCCGCGTTTTCCTCAAGCCAAATGTGTTGGGGATATTGCGGATTCTTTCTTTCCTGAAAGCAAAGCTCAACTGGCTGAATCGTTGCCCACGCTTCAATCCATTTGCGGTTCATGTGTCCATGAAAAAGAGTGCTTGAAATACGCACTTGACAATGAAATCACTCATGGATTTTGGGGAGGAAAGACCACTGAGGAACGCAATCACATTGCGATGACTCAACCAATAGAAAAGAAAAAAGAAACTTCACGACTCGATGAGGTCTTGCACTTGCAAGCCTTGGGTTGGTCGCTCGAAGCAATAGCCAGGTCGTCAAGTGTGTCTCAGGCATCTGTTCGCAGATTGCTTGCCCGCGCTCGAAAGAAGGGTCATATCAAATGAGCAAACAAGTCAAGCGTTTCGGAATGTTTATCGGTTCACTCGCAATCTTTTCCATGTCATTCAATCTCATCACGCTTTCCACACTGGCTGGTCAGCACAAAATCACACACAGCGTTGTGCAAGTCAAGGAAGTTGTCTTGCTCACCGATCCACAGCGAATCAATCTATTGATTGACGAGCTACTCACACCGAAATCGGCTCAGTGTTTTCGTCAAATTCTTAAGCATGAGTCGCACTTTAATCCCAAGGCAAAATCAAAGACTTCTAGCGCAAAAGGCGTCGGACAGTTACTTGACACCACATATCAAAACCTTGGGATGAAGCACTCACGCGATGGAATGGCACAAACAGTTGCAGCCCTCGCATACATAGGCCGTCACTACGGAGGCTCAAACGCCACTTGCTCCGCTTGGAAGCACTGGCAAAGAAATCAATGGTTCTAAGGGGAATCCATGTCAGTTCAAATTAACGAGAAAATGTGTGACCTTGACGCCACAGCAGCAGCATGGCTTGAGGCATACATTGAAGCAAAGTCAAAGATGAAGGAGTACGCGGAAAAAGCAGACCGCGCACAGGAGCAAGTCAAGGCTGCACTTGGCGATTGCGAAATCGGCCTAGTCAATGGTCGTGAAGCAATTCGCTGGACAACAGTGGAATCCAAGCGTGTTGATGTCACAAAACTTCGCGCTCTCCTGCCACCACAAGTTCTTGACCTTGTTGAAATTACATCGGTCACTCGACGCTTCTCAATAGTCCAAGGTGACGAATGACCGAATTTGTCACACCAGGGGATGTTCACCAAAGCCTTGCCGATGAACTACGCATGGTCATCGGCAAGGCGGCGATGAACGCTCCGCGTTCTCGCCAAAGCGCCGTTGGACTCAGCGAGGTGGGCGAGCCTTGTCTTCGAAAACTTGCATACAAATTGCTTGACTTTGACAAGACCAATCGCTCATCTGATCCTTGGCCTTCTATCCAAGGCACTGCAATCCACGCTTGGCTTGCCGAGCAATTTGCAGCGGATGAGAACTATCTAGTGGAAACACCTGTCAAAGCTGCTGAAGGTTTAGAAGGCACAGCAGACCTTTTTGATATTCGTCAAGGCATGGTCATTGACCACAAATGCGTTGGTGCAGCATCAATGAGCAATGCCAAGAAAAAAGGCATGACCGACCAGCAACGCGTTCAGATTAACCTCTACGGCCTTGGTTTTGAGAACGCAGGTCATAAGGTCAAGAAGGTTGCACTTGCCTTCTATCCACTTGGAGGCAGGCTCGATGGTCTGCACACAATCGTTGAGCCTTACAACAAACAAATGGCACTTGACGCAATTGAGCGTTTCAACAATCTGCAAGCACTCGTATGGCAACTAGACCCTGAGAACAAACCTGCAACATGGAATCTTTTGCCAATGACTATTTCTTATCTCTGCACTTACTGCCCTTGGCTTTTGCCGAAATCTCGCAACTTGACCAAGGGATGTCCAGGGGAGGTCATGGGATGAACGACTTCTTCATTGCTTTAATCCTTGCCTTCTTTGTCATCAATTTCTTTTTCCTTGCTGGTATTCAGACAACGCTGAAGATGATGATGATGCGCAATCGTCAGATGGAAGCTCGCGTTGAAACGCTGATGTTGGAAACCATGTTCAGTCGGGATTCCCAATGAGTCCGACATATTCCTATCGATGTGCCAACTGCGGATGGCAGATTGCTATCAACAAGAAGATTGCAGAGCGCGATGCAGCGCCTATGTGTGGCGATTGCTGTGTGCAGATGAGCCGAGAGGTTGCACAGGCAGTCGGATCAGTATTCAAAGGTTCAGGCTTCTATTCAACGGATTCTCGTCGATGAACGCCGTCAGCCTCTTCGCAGGTGTCGGGGGATTTGACCTTGCCTTTGAACGCAATGGCGTTGATGTCATTGCAGCAGTTGAAATCGACGCCCATGCGCGAGGCGTACTCAAGCGCAATTTTCCACAGACAAAGTTGTTCGACGATGTCTGCACAGTCACAGGGAAGGATTTAATCGATGCAGGATTTGAACCAGGAGAAGGAATCATTGCTGGTGGATTTCCTTGCCAAGATTTGTCAGTTGCAGGGAAGCGAGCTGGACTTGACGGCTCACG